GCCTCACTGCGAAACAGGCGACGTCATCCCAGTTCATGTTGCCCGTTGCCCAGTCTTCAATCGCGCCAGGGTCGGCCTCAAATAGCGGCAGCGTGTCTTCGTTCAGACTCCGCTCGATGTCACCGCCGAACTCGTGCGCATAGTAACCGGCTCGGTCTTTGGCAATAAACAACACGGGAACGCCCCATATAGAGCCATCAGATACAGTGAATGTTAGGTATTTTCGATTCATGGTTTCTCCAAAGCCAACGGCCACGCCGTGGGGCGTGGCCGCGGGTCGAATGTAATGATAGTCGAGAATCAGCCGCTGGTCAACGACAGATCGCGCTCGCGCAGCTTCTTGAGGATGGCGTTGGCGAAGTCGGGATCCGTCTGCAGCGCCTCAAGGAAGGCGGCCTTCTGCAGCTTGCGATCGCCGAAGCTGTACCACGTCCCGCTGCTCTCGATGACGTTGTGACCGGTGCCGAGGATGAAGATTTCGTCCTGACGGTTCACCAGACCCTGATTGTAGTTGAAGGTCATCTCGCCGGCGCGACCCGCCGGGCCGAGGCTGCTGTCCTTCATAACCACCCGGATCTTGTGGCCGGTGCGCTCGCCGTTATCCATGAAGTCGGTGACCGACTCATCGATGAACTCACGCCCCAGCAAATCCTTCTGCGCCGCCTTCGACTTCATGCGCTCGACGAAGGTGAAATACTCGGCGTAATGCTGCACGCCGAAGGCGGCGGCCATCTTCACCTTGTTGCCGCGCTGCTGCTCGGCCATGTCCATCTCCGCACGCACCTGCGCAGTCAGCAGGACGCCAAAGCGGTACTTGCGCTGGACACGGAGGATGCGCTTGAAGCCATCCTGCAGGGTCTGAGCGACGTCGCCAATCAGCTGCTGACCAACGCTCTCGGCGTTCGACATGCGTCGACCCATGATGCCGTTGATGGAGTCGATGATGACCAGCTTCAGCGGGAAGCCATCATCGCACATCGCCGCGATCTTGGTCTCGATCTGGTCGAAGACGCCCTCGGCCGTGTTCGTCTGAATGGCCGTGTAGCGATCCCAGTCGATGCCGTAGGCCGCCGCCTGCTTCTGCGTCAGCTGGCCTTCATCGCGATACTCGGTATCAAACTTGATGGCCTCCGCGTCCTCGTAGTCGCGGTGCATCTGCGAGATCATGGCGTAGGAGTACAGCGACTTGCCGCCCTTGGGCGGCCCGAAGATGCACTGGGTGTAGCCGAGGGGCAGGCCCCAGCCGTTGCCAAAGGTGAAGTCGACGCCCGGCGAGCCGGTGCGCAACACCTGCCGATGAATCGACTCGCGGTCTTCGTTGGGGATGTAGCCGGACAACTTCGACAACTCTTTCTTCCACTTGCTGGCCATGTTCGTCTCCTTGTTGGTTGCAGTTCAGCGGGCGTATGCAGCGGGCGCGAAGCCTCGACGGTTTGAAGTCTGAGCCGAAGGCGCTTGTTGCTGCCGTGGACTGATAGCAGTCTGTTCGTCGTCGTCAACAGGCGTCATGCGGTGGCTGACACCGGGGTTCGGCAGTTCCTTGTCCAGGAACACGGCCTTGACGGCAGAGAAGGCCTTCTCCATGGCCCGTGCACGGACGCTGAAGGTCTCGACGCCAGACTTGAGGTCAATCAGCTGGTCCCGCATCTCCCGGTACTCGGGATCGGCCTGAACAACGGATTGACGCAGATCCTCGCTGCCGCCGGGGCTGCGAGGCGACACCAGCCCCTTCTCCTTGAGGATTGCGGGGGCGCGGTTGAGGGCGATGTCAGCCGCCAAGGCCTCCAACGCCGATTCAGCCCGCTGGCTGGCGCGAAGGAAGACTGCGCGGGCGCGCGAGGCAGCAAGGTGGGCGTGATTGAAGAGATCGAGCAGTTCCTGCGCCTTGAACTTGGTGACCGAGGCCACCTCGTGCATGCGCCGCTCGCCCTCTTCCAAGACCGAAAGGTCAATGCCTTCCAGCAAATCGACTTCAGACATGATGTTGCAACTCCTTGTCTCGGTGGGGACGTACCCCGCCGGCAGCCTATCACGGCCACAAAAAGAACGCAACCCGGCTTTCACCGGGTTGCATTCAGAGCCTCTGGGCGACTTCAGCCCATCGACGGGTCAGGGAACTGGCGCAGGAAGTCCTCGTTGCTCATCGCATCAAGGTCGGCGTCCTCGGGCACCGCCACCGGCGCCGGCTTGGGAGCCGGAGCGGGCTTGGGGGCAGCCGAGATGGCTACCGGCTGCTTGGCGGCGGCCGCCTTCGCTGCCTTCTTGGCCGCCAACGCCGACTCCATGCGCGCGATCTCGTCGTCGTCATCTTCTGCGGCGGCCGGGGTCTCTTCCTCGACCGGCGCCGGCGGCGGTGCCGCCTGCTGCGTGGGCTTCGGAGCCGGAGCCGGGGCGGGCTTCGGCGGAGGCGGCGTACGGGACTCGTAGGAGTCGGGACGGCCACTGTTGAAGATGGCGTCGACCTCTTCCGGGTCACCGCTGCAGTTGACCAGCTGCTGGATCTGTTCGCGGCTGATGACCGTCACCACCGTGTCGAGGCTCGGCAAGATGCGCAGGGCCTCGTTGGCCTGATCTTCCGACAGCGGAGCTGGCTTCGGAGCCATGTAGCTACGGCCGTTGACGACCGTCTTCTCCATGACCACGTCCACCTCGTCGACGAGCGACGAGACGACCTTGGGGTTGCCGCTGCGGCGGAACTCAAACCAGACGCCGCTGTCGAGATCGAGCGGGTCGATGTCCTGCTCCAGCATCTTGGAGATGACGCCCTCAAGGCGCTTCTTCGTCTCGTGGCTGAGCATGAAGACGTGGAAGCGGCCCGACTCGTCCATCGCCGCCATGTAGTGCTTGCGGTCGACGTTGTACTTGCGCAGCCAGTCGCTGGCGTCCTTAGTCAGCGCCTTGGCCTCATCGTCGGTATTGCCGTCGGCCTTCAGCTTCGCCAGCTTGGCTTCCAGCGACTTCTTGCGCGACTGCATGAGGTTGCACATCGGGCAGTCGCTGACGACCATGCCGCGGCGCTTCTCTTCGACGCAGGCGAAGGGCTTGTGGCGGGTCTTGGTGGGATCGCGGCCGTCGCGGCCCTCAAAGCCGTAGTGGACGCTGTGGTAGATGCTCCACTTGCGCTGCGACGCGAGGTTGCCGAACGGCGGCAGCAGGCGCACGACGAGGCGAGCGACGTCGTCGGGCCCCTTGGGCATCGGGATCTTGAGGCGGCCCCACGAGGCTTCGGCGTTACCGTACTTGGGTTTGTTGAATCCGGCGGTAGTCATGTTTGTTCTCTCCTGTTACAGTCGTTGTTTCAGTCGCTTGTTTAGATACCGGAGGCAAGAGCGGCGAGTTCGCCGAGAGCAGCCATAACAGTTTGCTCGCTAACGTCTTCGTCGCTCGTGATGTTTTTGACCATCACACGCCGTCGGTCTCTAACAAGATTCTGCGCCAAGGCCTCCTCTTCATGGCCCGCATTGAAAACAACACAGGGAACACTAGTGTGGAAGCCAACTTCCAATGCTTGTACCAGAATCTCGTGGCGCGTCAAGAGATTTGTGAAATCAGCGCCCATGGCCTCATTGACAAAACCGCGCACGAAGTCAACGACCTGCACGTCGCCACTAAAAGACATGGGACGAAAGGAGGGCCTAGAAATATCACTGGCGCCGTATTCTTTGGCCAATCCCACGACCCCCTCGACCAGAGTTACATATTCGGGTGTATCAAAGTTCATTGTCGCGTTGCGTCCACGCATCTTCGGCAAGATGAGGCTTGCTAACTGACGATAGACACTCTCGACATCAACCACAGCTACAGGCCCCAGCTCCCTGGCCATCTCAGCAAAGGCGTTGCAGTGACGACGCGGACCGCGTAGGAACATGGCGACGGCGTTGTCGTCAATAAACTTGGCGTATTCGCGCTTCAGTACCTCCAGCTTCTCGCGTGCCTCAGATCGTGATACACCAAAAGCGGCACGGACATTGGCTGGCACTTCATCGAGATTGATATTGGCGCGTTCTCGCAGCAAGCGCATCTGCTCCAACAACAACACCTCCATACTCTTCTGGTTCGTCTCGCGAGGTGTTCGGTGTTCGGCATCGACAGCCTTCGCGCCGAAACCGGGCTCGCGCGTTTCGCGAGAGCGCGAATATTGGTCGAGATCATCGGTCGTTGTTTGTGACTTTGAGGTCTGCTTCTTGCTCATTTTCGGTTTCCGTTGTTGCTGGTTGGTGGAAGACAATCAGGTCGACGAGACCAAAGGGTCGTCGCTCGGTGTATTTTTCAAAGACAGCAAGGCCAATAGCACCGGCGATGTCGCTCCTGTACCACGCCGGAATCTTGCCTGTCTTCCGGTCGGGCCACTTCACGACGTTTACCGTACCGCCGCCCTCGCAGTCAAGGTCTAACTCGCAGGCCTCCTTCTCGCCCTTGGCGTAGGCGAAGACGCGGCGACCCTTCACGACGCAGGGGATGGCCACCTTGATCTTCATGTCCGCGGGCCAAGGCGTAATGGTCTCCAGTGCCTGCAGGCGCCGATGGCTGACAACGGGAATGTCTTCGGCCATGTGACGGAAGATCGGCTGCCGGGCGTGCATCAGCGCCTTCCGCGGCCACTGGTCTTCGTCGGCCTCCAGCAGCAGCGGATACAGGGCCTCGCTGTAGATCGGCAGCACCTTCTTGCGCATCTGGAAGTTGAGGACGCGGCTGCTGACGAGATACTTGGCGGGGACGGGCTGGATCTTCTTTTCGCCCTTGGCCTCGGCCGACGCCTGCTCATAGGCCGCGATCTTGTCGGGTAGCGTGGAGTCGGCGGGGAAGAGGCTGTCCATAACGCCGGCGGCAATCAGGAGATGTACGACGCCGCGAGTCAGGGCGCTGCGGCCCTTCGTCCAGCGCAACTGCCCGTCCTTTGTCGTCTTTTGCTTGCCCGTTGCCTTGTCGATGAGTGGCGTCTTGCGGGCCACGCAATCGACCTCGATCTTCTGACAGAAGTCGCGGATGTCGCTGAAGGGCGCCAGTGCCAGAAGCTGCTGCTGGGCCGTCTCGCCAACGCCCACAATCAGACCCACGGGCGCGCGGATGTGGTCGCCCTCGATACGGAACTTCTTCGACGACAGGTTGATGTCGGGCAGCTTCACGAGGTGGCCGCAGTGGCGCCAGAAGTCGTCGACGACCTCGTTCTTGGAGGCGTTCCCGAGAACCGCACACCACCACTCCAGAGGAAAGTGATGTTTGAGGTAGGCGCAGGCGTAGGCGATGTGGCTGTAGCAGACGGAATGACTGTTGCTGGTTACGATGCCGTTGGGCAGAAGGAAGTTGTGCTTGGGATGGGAGACCTCAAGATCACACATTTCGACGAGGCCCACGGCACGGATTCGTACAATCCTCCGCAACACCAGACTCCCGGTTGAGGCGAGCGGAGCATCGCTGTAAGCCAATCCAGCCAATCTTCTACCATCTTTCCATCGGAAGAACGGAAGCATTGCCCGGAAAGCCGGATCAACATCACATTCCCGCGGCGGAGTGCTTCTTCGTTCAACATCGCATCCCGAGACTGTCTTTTCTGCAGAGCACAGACGTGAAGGTGGTTCTCCGGGTTTCCTGGGAAGAAGTGCCAAAAGCCGTCCACTTCCACCCAGATCTTGCGATCCGGAGACACGAAGTCCACTTGCTTCTGTTTGTTCGTTGCTGCACAGAAGATACGGGCCTCCTCCCATATCAGAACACCCGACGATCGAATCCACGCCTCGGCCTTCGACCCTTTCGTGGCCTTCTGCATCTTCTGGACGATCTCCGCCATCTTCTCGGGATTCGCCCTCTGCCAAGCATGGATCCTCGCAACTCGCTGAAGTTGAATGTCTCTCCGCGCCGAGGTCTTGGTGGCAGCCTTGGAGGCAGCCAGTTGTTGTGTCGCGCTTTGATTGAGCCTTGTGTTCTTGGCGCAGATGTTGCGCGCCTTCGCCTCTGAGCAAATCTGGCACACTTTCTTGTGGGCCACCAGTTGTCGCTTGGGGACCAGTTGCTTGCAAGGAACAGCCACTCCATGTCTCCCATTCAGGGCCAACATCCGCGCTTTCTGGCGGGTCGCCTTGATCTGGAGACAGGCGGCGCAGGTCGACTTGTGCTCCTTCAGCTGAAGGACTGGCGTAGGCACGCCGCACGGCGCCTTGGATACCGCCTTGGCCTCCAGGCAGAGTGCGCACGCTGTCTGGTGACTCCACAGCTCTCTCTTGGTTGAGAGATCCAATCCGCACCTTGCTTTCCACAACTTCACACAAAACTCCATGTCCCTTGTCGATTATCTCGTACAAAGGCTTTTGGCCCTCAGAGGTGAGGAACTTGTGGTGCGACGACACCACGGCCTTGTAGCCATCGTCGAACTCGACCTCCCATCCCATGAGGGTGCCGTGGTCGTGTACCGCTACGACTTTGGTAGCGATCTTCTGACCACCTTCTTCTATACAGAAAATGTCATCTCCAGGCTTGAAATCGATTGCCTTTTGGGGTGTTCCATCGGCGGTCTCCAAGATTGTACTTGACAGCACCGATCGGTTGAACCCGTATTGCCCCCATGTAACGAAGGTATCCCATATAGTTTTTGCCACCTGTTCGCCGCCGACCTTGGGCGCCGCGCGTTCGATGAACGCCGGATAGGCCTTGAGCACCTTGTCCATCTTCTTCTTGGCGACGTTGGTGCGGAACTCCTCGGCCTCTGAACCGCTGCAGCCCGTCAACTCACGGTAGGCACGCTGCAGCTGCTCCTGATACGTCAGGACGCCGTAGGTCTCCGGGAACAGTTCGGCCAGAGCATCGATGCTGCCACAGGCCTCTTCGCCGCGGGCGCGACGGGCGTATTCCACGAGCATGTTGTGCTGACGGCCATCAGGCCCCTCGACATAGGCGTCAAGGGGGCCGGGGCGGTCAAGGGCCGCGAAGGCCGACATGGCTTCGATGGAGTCGATGGCCTTGCGACCAGCAACCTCATCCTTCCAGTGGTTGAAATGGCGCAGCCACTGGACGGCGCCGGGGGTGTTGAACTGGAAGACGGTCTCGGTCTTGCCCTCGCTGATTTCACGGAAGACGGCCTGATCCTCGGGCAGGTCCCAAATGTCATGGAAGCCGCCGCAGCCATCAGGCAGCAGGCGATGGCGGGGCACGAGGCGGCCGTTGATGACAACTGAGGCCGGGTAGATGATGCCGTCGCCGCCGCTGGCGCGACCACCCGGCAGAACACCTTCCTGAATCAGATTGAGGGCATCCTTGATGTCGCCGAGGCTGTTGACGACGAGGAAGTCCATCTTCAGGCCACCGGCAGCCTCGACGGCCGACGACGTGTACTGGGTGGCCGTGATGCCGCCGATGTCCATCAGCGGGATGAACTCGTGGACCGGGCGATTGGCGATGATGAAGCCGCAGGCGTGACGAGTTTTCGATCGACAAATCCCAAGCAGTCTCTGCACGATCTCCCATTCGTTGGGGTATCGGGCGATGTAGGCCTTCAGGGAGGCGTCCGTCTCAATGCTTCCCGGAACGTGCTCATCATTCGCCGTGTAGCCAAAGACGAAGTCGCTGTCGGTGATGCCCTGAGGCGGGTTCTGGAACTGCTTTGCCATCTCCTCGACGTCAGGCATCACGGAGCCGTGGATGGCCCGCGAAACGTCCTTGACCGACGATCGCAGCTTCAGGGTCGTGTCGGCGCTGATCTGCGCGTAGTGGTCAGCACCGAAGCGCTGTTTCAGCCAAGGTTCCGCTCTCACTGTGATGGCGTTGATTGAAGTGATTTTCATCGTTTCTTCCTCGCAAGGTAGTACCAGACCTGCTGCCCGCGGTCTAGGCCAAACCTCTCTACATGAGAGATGGCGATGTTGCATGGATGGCAGACGATGCCACGAAAAAGCCCGGTGGCGTGATCGTGGTCGGCGTTCCATCCACGTTTATGACGAGGGTCGACGCTATTACAGACCTCGCACCGGTTTGCCGCCTTTAGGGCGGCTATCGCTCGCCCCTGTTGCATCTTTGACAAAGTCATTCGATTACCTCAGCCTGTCGATCGAAGGCTTCCTGCGCTGTCATCATTCCTTGACTGGTTTTGATCTTCTGGGAGGGCGAGATGACCTTCTTGGATCCGTCTTCCATGACGATTTCTATCATATCCACATCGTGCTCTTCTACGAGAAGATCCCGAGACGGGAAATCAAAGTCAATGTCAGGCAGCTTTCCTGACTTGATGCGGTCGACGGTCAAAAAGCGATCCATCGACAGATCGTACTTCAAGGGGTCGACGTGGGTGATGCCCAGAAGGTACGTCAGTAGGAGGCCGGCGGCCGATCCGCGACCCGGCCCAGTCAGAAATCCCTGTTGCGAGTAGGCGTCGCAAACGTCGGCCCCCACAAAGAAGTAGGGCAACAGATCAATCGTCTTGTTGTAGTGCAGGAGGTTGATCTCAGCCCTCAGCCTCTCCGTGTACTTCGCGTCCTTCCACTGCATTCGCCCCTGCTGGCGGATGAGGTCGATGGTGTGGTTCAGGGTGTTGGAGGGGTAGAACTTAGTGGGCAGCGACGGCGGCTCCACCAGCTTGAAGTCCTTGAACCGCTGTCCCCAAGCGATGTTGTTCTCCACCCAGCCGCCGAACTGAGCCTCCGAGGTGCCGTTGGCCTTGAAGTAGGTCCATGAGTCGTCCGCCGACTGCCGCGCATAGGTGCCGTAGAAGCGCCAGTTGCCCTGCTGCTGCAGCCGGATGTCTTGAACGATTTTGTCCTGAGGCGTTGCGTAGTGGCTGTCGTCGCTGATGACCACCGGGTCGCCGTACTTGTCGGCGAAGCCGAGGATGACTTCATTGCAGGCCTGCTGCACGTTGGGGTTGTTGGTCCACGGCAAGCATTCGTTCTCGATGAAGGCCTCGACGCGCTTCACCTTGACGATGGCCTTGGGCTCAAGGTCGCGCCACACACGGCGATCCATGACCGCCACCAGCGTATCGCCCTGCCACCCCTTGTGGTTGAAGGCCTTGGCGAGTTCGGCCGCCTTCAGCTGCAGGCCACTGCCAAGGCGCAGGTTCTTTTCGTCGTAGTAACGGACCTCTGTGCCATCGGCAAAAGTCACAAAGACCCCCTGCACCCAGTTGTGAGTACAGGAGTGCGGAAAGACCTCGGCGTAGAAGTTGCCGGGGCGCACGATCGATCGCAAGCGGCTGTAATACGCCTCGGCAGTCGCCAAGTCGCCGTGGGCCAGCAGGTGACGCTGGACCATTCCCACGAGACAGCCGCTGCCGACGGTGACGTTGCAGGCGCCGATCTCCTCCAGATCCGCCCAAGTGAACAGCGGCTTGACCTCACTGCCGTGGCGTTCGGTGCGCGCTAACGAGGTCTTGGAGACGATTTTGTGGTAGGCCTCTTGGTCGAGGGCGTGAATCGTGATGTGGTAGTATTTCAGATGCTTCGCCGGATCGACGCCCTTGGCGCGGAGGATCGGGCAGTTGTCGTCGCGGAAGTAGCCTTCAATGCCAAGGATCGGCGTCAGTCCCTTGCCGCGGGCGAGGTCGTAAACCTTGCGGCAGCAGGACAGGCTGCCGTGGTCCGTGACCGTGATGGTCCCCGTTCCCAACTCCATCTCCCGCTTGATGATGGCCTCGGGCGTCGATCCGCTGTCGAGACTCTGGGGATGGCAATGAAAAGAGGGAGGGTTGCGTGTAAGCATCCCTCCCTCTTAGCCCCTGATGAACTTGAAGTCAACCGGCTTCGGCCAGATGGCGACACAGCGCCGCGAAGTCCTCTGGCGGGAGGCTGCCGACGGGAGTCAGGAACCACGTCACGCCGTCTCCAAGGCCCTCGGGCGGCTCCAGCCACGCCGCCCGGCGGGCAACGAAGACCCTGCCTCCGCGCCGGACCACATCGTTCTCGCTGTAGGGCCAGTTGGTCTTGGTATCCCACTCAAGGGTCTGAGGGTTGAAGAAATCCTCGGTAACGTTCTCAAAACTCACGTCATCACCTCACGCATCTTCTTCATGGCTCGTTGAAATACCGCCTGGGCTTCCTCTTCCGTCAGCGCCAAGACTCGGGCGATTGCCGCCATCTGCATGCCATCAGGATAACGCCTAATGAGGTTTGCGATATTGTTTCCGCAGTGTCGGGACAAAACAAAATCCGGATCACTTAGTAGGCGTAGTCGGTCGGTTTCGGAAATGACCGACCACGAGCGGCGAGGCTCGACTGTAGGCGTCGTTGCCGTTGTTGATGGCGACGGAGACTGCGGCGATTCGGGCGGCGATTTGCGTTTTTTCATGATCGAGTCTCCGTTCGCTGATCTCAAGATCACTGACTTTTTTGTTGGCATCCGACAAGCGCTTGATCAAGTGTCGGTATTCTTCTAGTATAACGATCAAAGCTTCTTTGATGGCTATTGCGTTTTCTTTGTTGCGTTGTATATATTGACGAACTGTTCGGAGTTGCGACTCGATATCCGCCAGCATGACTCTATTGACAGTCTCGGCGCTGGCTAAATCTCGGGATTCCTCAGAAAGGAGCTTCATTATCGCTTCTATTTCCGCCGCCGTGAGACCCCGGAACATATCCTTGTGTATTTTGATTCTCGCCGGATGCGCCATCTCCATCCCCACCCATTCATTTGCTGGCAGTCTCCTCGGATCTTCGTCAAAAACCAGGAAAGGGCTTGATGATTTTTTCGAGATCAACATCCTTATCGGTGTATTCATCGACAACAAGAAATCGATGATCACCTACAATATGATTTGGTACGCTCTCCCACAGCATTTGACCACACGCAGCGTCAAAAGAGTTCAGCGACAAGGCATGAGGTCCTGGTGGCACCAGAGCGCCGTTGCTGATGAAGACGGCGCGGTTAGGGAGGCGGACACAGGATCCAATATGGACATGACCGATGGCCAGCAGCCCAATCCGCTCGTGTTCACTGACGGGACCGTTATGTGCATTGACGACCTTCGTTACGGTATCGATTGAAATCGTTTTGCCGGGGTATCCGACGTTGGCCACTGTATCGCCGTGCGTAACCATCCCCTTGCGGCCAAACGAGTCGAATAGATAGTAGGGGGCGTGTTGGATTTGAAAAGAGACGTTGGGAACAGAAGACAATGCCGTCTTGACAGCAAAATAAATGATATTGCCGATAGAATCCCATTTCTGATGGATTGCTCGTTCCCTGTGACGTGCAGTGTTACGATCGTGATTCCCTGGCGTAGAATAGACACGAACTGCCTTGAAATACATGGCGAGGTAGGCGATTGACTGCGTCAGATAGTGAATGGCGGCTGCGCACTGCTCGGCTAGCGGCTTGACATTTCGGGGATCGTGGAGTTCACCCTCAATGATGTCGCCCGCAAGATGCACGTTGAGTATCGTCTCGTCGCGGTACTGCATCTTGTATTCTGCTGTCTGTGCCACAACGGCCGCCATGCGTCGCGCCTCTTCATGAGGACCAAAACGCAGAGGCACTTCGCGGGGGTCCAGATTAGCACCAAAATGAAGATCCGACAGCAGCAGATTCAGCGCGCGTTCGGTTACTCTTTTCTTCTTGGCTACATAGGGCTTAGTAATGATCTTGTTGCGAAAAATCGCCGAAAGCGATGCCTCAAGGTCTTCTCGGAATAGACTGTCTCGGGCGGCAACAGTAGTGATGGTGCGGTTGCGTGATAACTTTTGACGATCATAGAGTTCGCCGACTTCTTCCAGCAGGGCGTCGGCCACCAGTTCTTCACGCATTCGCCGCCGCTGCATCTTGCTTTTTGGCACCTCCACTTGCTGAATGGAATCGACCATCGACTTGAGATTCTGAAGAACCTGGGCCTTGGACGGCGTCTTGGAAGCCATGTAAACTCCTGGGCATAAGTGTGCCGCCAGTATGATGGCAGATAGCATACAATCAACAAAAAAGCAACGCCCAGTATCACCAGGCGTTGCCTTTCTAAGAAAGCAATGGGTTTATCAGACCGCCGCGGCTGCTTCTGCAGCAGGCTCTAAGACTTCCGGAGGGGGCTCGGACATTGCCTTCAATGTCTGCTCTCTCTCTGCCGCTGCCGCCGCTTCAATCTTCTCGCGCTGGATCTTGTAGATATCATCGATAGTGAACGTTCCGCCATCAGGCAAGCCGACCACGTCACCAGCCTTGGTATTCAAAAATGAGGCCTTGAGATGCGGCTGAAGCTGCGCGAAGGGCAGAGACGAGAAAGCGGGCGATGCCTGCGTTCCATCGGCGTTGGTTTCAAATCCCACGATCAATGAATCTTCTGCAACCTGAAAAGCCACTTCCAGCAACCCCTTCTGCAGGCCCTCGGCAATCGCCTGTTTGCTGCGCTCAGCTTCTTCCATTTGTGCCTTGAGGCGGCGGGCCTCGATTCGAGCATTGACTTCTTCGACGCCGATCTCCTCGACCAATACCGTCAATACCTCATCGATCCGAGACAGGCGCTGTGCGATGCCGTGAGAAAGATTTTTGTATTCATTATTGACGGTCTGCAGGATTGCAGGACCGACCTTACGAACTTCAGCGAGTTGCTTTTCGAGCAGCTTGACGCGCTGTGCGGTATTTGGGGTAGCGGATTCACGAAAACCAGAAGCGGCGGTCATGTTTGATTCCTTTCTTAGGACTGGAGAGCCACGGCGGCGATTTGAGAAGCCTTACCGCCCTGAGCCGCGACGGTCTCTGCGGCCTGCATTTGCGTAATAGCAGTGAACTGTGCCCCCTGAGGCATCGGTACGCGGTTGGGGTTGATTACCTGCGGCGTCAGGTCATTGGTGATTTTTTGGTCGCCGACCATCATTGTGCGCTTGACTCGACCATTCTTGGTTCGACGAACATCACCCTTCATTTGAACATGCATGCCAGAAACGGGATCTGCCGTCGGCGCTTCGCCCTCGGTCGATGGTCGAGGCTTAGCTTCTTGGGGTTTAGTGGATTTTGCGGATTTTTGAGGTGATGCCTTGGCTGGTGGCTTTTCTTTAGTGACTGGCCTGGAGGTCTTTTCTGAAGCAGCGGTTGCGTTTTTAGTCAAAACGTTCGTCGCCGTTACCTGCGGTTTATTGATAGGGGAAACGGTCGGCACGGTAGCGGGGGTGGGTACCGTTACCGGCTGAACGGCAGCGACTTGCGCTCTTGGCTCGCGAGCACGAGCAGCCAAAAGCTTCAGGACCTTGATCTCTTCGGATGAGAATGGAGATTCGGCGATCACGGGCACGGGCGCTTCGCGTTGCTTGATTCCCAAAAGGACTTCCAGTTCCTTGCGCAAAATACCACGGACCATGCGCTGAACGCGACGGGCGGTCGCGGAAAGATCTTCGCCAAAAAGTTCTGCCGTCAAAAGCGCCCGCAGATAGTTAGCGGCTTCGATTCGTTCCTCTACGGCCAACATGGCGATGTCTTCTTCTTCATCCTCTTCAGTCAAAGGAGCAGAAGCGACATCATAAGCATCTGACTCGTCTTCGTCTCCCCATTCTTCTTCCTCGTAGTCTTCCTCATCATAGATGGGGGCAATAGAAGGACGGCCGCGCGAGGGGTTGGTAGACGGAAAGATGGGCATGCTCTTCGTATAGCAAAACCAAACGGCTCCGCAAGGAGCCGTTTGAACGATCATCAATCACGACAAAGTCTTATCACATGGGGCAGGCGCCAGAAGCACACAAAAGAGTGTTGATGTCGATTTCCTGCTTCAGATCGTCGTCCTTGATCTTGGCCATGATCTTTGCCAACTCGTCAAGGGTCACCGCCTGCTCGGGCAGATACTCGTAGCCCATCTGAGAGTCTGGCTTGGTGGGCATAACACTACAGCAGCGGATGGTCGGCTGATTTCGCAATACGATGTCGCGGTATTCTTCAAGCGACACCTTGTCGGTGAAGATTTTCAGGGTGTAGGACACCTGATTACCGCGGTGCTTGCCAATCCAGTTCTCTTCCATCAGGCGCAGGTACTGGTACTGCTGATCAGGAGTGGCCTCTGGGGCCGTCACGACCTTGGGCATGCCCAGACGGCTGATCAGAGGGATCGTCGGGAAGCCGACGATCGTCGTCCCGGCGTACTCCTTCAACTGCCGCATGGGATAGCCCTTGGCCTCAAAGACCGGCAGCTGAGGATCGCTGGCCTTTGCCCACTCCCCGGTCTCCGTCTTGCGGCCTTGGAACTGGACCCAACGCAGGTAGCTGGCCATCGACGGCAGGTGGGCGCCCTCGGTGAGACCAAAAAGTTTCGAGGTCGTTCCCGAAGGCTTCATTGTCGTCACCGTATGCGGCGGGTCGACGCCAAGTTCCTTGGCGTAAACGATCGACTCAGCCTTGATTGCCTCCGAGACATGATTGAGCATCGCCCAGAACTGGGCGGCCTCTGGCTTGTCTGATAGCATGTCATCGAAAGTCAATCCAAAACGCAACCATGCATACTCATGGACTCCCGTCAGTCCAACGCCGATGCGTTGCGTTCGCTCGACCTCCTTTTGGTAGAGAGCAGGCATCTTGTTGACACGCATCAGGGCTCGCGTCGCGATCTTGGCCGCCTTGTGGAAGTTGTCGTCCCACTCACGGATCTTGGCGTGGGTTTGCTCGTCGTCCGATCCCAGGTTCATGGCCTGACGCACGGCGATGGCTTCTTCGAGGCTGCCTGGGAAAGCAAATACCGGTGCGACATCAGCAATAACGCAGTAGGCGCCCAATACATGCAGGACGATCTCACCACAGTTGTGGGCCATCAGTCCGTTTGCACTAAACGCATGGATGCCTTCAATCGTGCAATCATAGACATCCTCGATGCCGTCTTTTTCGATAGAGACGATCGTTGAAGTCAAAGAATCACGATACGGCTTGCGGATGGCATCGGCGGTAAGTTCCGCCCACGCCTGAACCTTTTTGGGCTCGCGCAGACCAATGACCTCCATAAAGCGATAGGCGGAAGTACGGGAGATCACCAACTCATGAAAGCTCTCATGGGGGTATTCTTTCATCCCACCTTTGCCGTCCGGCATCAGCTTGATACCGGCTGTCTTGCGATCACGGTAGATCGAAGAGACAATGCCAAATGACATCAGCATGCGTTGAACAGCTTCAAGCCGAGAAAGATCGCTCTGCGACAAGCGGATGGAAATCCCTTTCCATCTGTTGCCCTGAATCGATCCATCGGCATCAAAAAAGCCTCGCAGGAATCCGGCAACAAAAGATCGACTCTCGCTTTCCAAAGCCGTGGAAATGGACTTTCTTTCCCCGAGATAACGACTCGCGAGGTCAGAGATCTTTCGAGAACCGACCGTGAAGATTCCTGAAGATGATTCACGGTTTTCTTCGCAGAGTGCGTGTTGAGCACGATCGGAGACCAATCGATTCACGACTCCTGCCGCGTATTCCGCCATTTCCTTTGCGGTCTCTCCCCAAAAACGAACGTATGCCGGATGCCCAGACGGCGTTGAAACGCCTCCGTCTCCCACCACTTCGCCCATCAACCACCCAGCTTCGAATGCCGGATCGTTCTCCAAAACTTTTTCGGACGATCCCAAACAAAGCCTAAGAGAGTCGCCGCACTCCAAATCGATCACTTCGACCCACGCATCATCTCCCGTCAGGAACTTGTGGTTGTCGGTGGCACGAACAGTATAGCCGCGGTCTGTTTTGATCTTGTAGACTTGACGGGTGCCGGTCTTCCAAAAGCCTTTGTCGGAAGCGTAGACCTCGCCGTTTACAATGGCTGAAAACGGCTTTCCGATAAGATCTTTGACCTGCCGTTGCCCTTCGGCCGTTGTTACCCAGGTGTCGCCCGTTACACATGGATTTGTAATATACTGAAAGCGACAGGTTCGAGCCCTTTCTCCCAATGCCTTCAACAGTGATTGTCCGAACTTAGCTTGGAATCGATCGCTGCGGAAATCGCTCCCGTCGTCATACACTTGTCGTTCACCATGAGCCTCCAGCAGGTCGCCATTGATGAAGCCGGGCTCTCCGTTGATGAAAGAGCAGGCGGTGGCTGCGTCGAAGATCTCCTTTGCTCGCGCGTCGCCTTCGGCAACCAGCTTCCAGAACTCAGCATCTACGGTGATCGAGTTGTTGCTCGTCCACAAGCCGCCTTTCGACTTGATCTCAATGAAATCAATGATATCAGAATCATGCCAGTCCTTGGTTGACATTCGCGCAGCACGGCGAGCACCGCCGACCTGCACCTCTTCGCTCATGAAGTGATCGACGACCATCGCCTGGCGCCACAGAGCCATCGGAGGCGCCAGCACAACCTGGTTGAACACTCGCCAGAAGGCCCGCATTGGCGACAGAGGACCAGACGCAGGTCGGTCTTGCATGCCGCCGATTGGGGCGCCCTTGTGACGCACCGGAGTCCAATCAATGATCAGCGTGCGGCGATCTTTGAGGAACGCCATGGTCTCCCAGCGCTCAAGGGCATGTGCCCATCCCTCTCGGCTGTCTGCGACTTGCAGATAGACAAAGTCGTCGTCTTCTTCGATGCCGCGTGAGATCGCATCCAATACTGTCAGGTGATTGACATTCAACGACACAGCGAATGAATCGACGTTCGATTGATCCATTCCCCAGCTCATGGCCAGGTCCTGGAGGGCCTGCGGAGTCTTTGGGAAGTCAACGTGTTCGATGGAGAGACCAAGGCGGATGTTCGGCCCCTTCTGCCAATCGACCACCATCATGTGGTCGTCGTAGCTACGACCCACGCCGCTGCCATTGAGCAGCAGGTAGAACTTGGCGAACGACGCCGCCGCCGATGAGCAGTTGGTGAAGACCTCAATGGCACGACGCGGCTGTTGATCGTCACCATGCTGCAGGTGACGGCCGGACATGAGCAGAGAGCCCGAGGCAATGGCCTCAGTCATTGCCTCAGCCTCTACTTGCATTGTCTGTGGATGACCCAGCAGCGTATTCCCCAGTGCCACGCGCTTCGCCACGTTGGCCCACGATCCCTCATCCGAGGGTCGGTAAACGGTACGTCGCGCCACAGCCTCGCCCATGCCCTTGTCGAGTGGTCTCACCAGCATTCTGTCCTCCTCATGTTATCGCCAAAGAATATGCCGACAACGAAAGCGGGACTCTAGCATCCCACGTCGTCGTTAGCCAGAGATTTCCTCAGGTTCCGTCGCAGAATCGAATGCCGGGCTGCAGCGCCGCGGCACAGAGACACACGGCGTCAGCGACGTCGTTGTCCTTCAACTTCAGCTGAAGCTGGAAGTTGGCATTCACCCAAGCCACAGATAGATGCTTGTGTGTGATCTTGCCCGATACCCCGAGAGCCTTTTTGGCCGCCAAGGGGTCAGCAGTCTTCTTCGCCTTCGCCACCTTCGCATTGTTCTTCCGATCCTCTTTCGACAGGCGCTGCTGCAGCGCTCGTCGCCACTCAGAGGAATCAAGGTAGACAAAAGCGGTCTTGCGTGATCGCAGTTCACTGATCACGGCGAAGTGAATGAACTCAAGCTGCTTCTGAGAATACCGCGCCTTGCCCAGATTCGTCTGCTCAATGACGATTTGATCTGGCGCATGGGCGTCGACCCAATCCGCCACGATTTTGGTTACGGATTCAGCAACTTCAACATGAGCAAACGGAAACGGCAACTCGGACTCAACATGATAGCTTTTGTAGGCAATCAGCTTCAGCTGCCCTTCGGGCTCAGTCTCGACAACCGCGAAACCGGGATTGCTGGACAAGTCAAGACCAAGGACGCGCATACTCGCTCCGCCACCCCGCTATGCGTCAACGGAAGTGGAAAACCAAGATTCACGTCGCATAAAGCACAATCCCGGCCTTTCGACCGGGATTGAATCAGTGAGCAAAATCTATGCCATGTATGTAATGGCATAGATTTTGCATTCACTCCAAGCCGCGGCTTTTCAGAACGCTGCGGATGAACTTGATGCGCAGCTTGTTCATCTTCGTGCCCTCGCGGTAGACGGCGCTAGCGACCGATGCCGCAGCCATCGCCTGCTTCAGGTCCTCGTCAGCCTCCTTGGCCGACATCAGCTCTTCCTGATCGAGAGCGACTTTGGAGGCGGCAGCGCGCACCGCCGCCTCCTCCCCCTGCAGGATTGCGTCCTTGAAGTCACTGTCCAGGTTCGCAAACGGGTCTTTCTCGGCCTTCATTTTCTTCGGCATTTGTCTGCTCCTATTGTATCCTGCTACGACCGTTTTCGTTGACGACCTCAATCGTCTGCGAAAACATCTGCTGCGCTTCAGTACCATGGTCAACGACAAGAAGCAAGCGCTTTTCTGCGAGCAGCCGCAGAACCTCCATGACCTGCTCCGTCTCCGCCGCCGGAAGACCCACGAAGGGCTCGTCGAGAATCAGCCATCCAGCCTCAAGACCCGTGCGGCGCCCCAGCACCTGAGCCACCGCCAGATCCAGCGCCAGCTGAATGGCCGTCACCTGACCGCCGCTGAAGACCCGCATCCAAGCGCCGGTGATCTCATGGCCATGGCTGCGGAAGACGGGGCTGATGACCTTCTGCTGCTTTTTGGAAGTCGCCGAGGGCTTGGTCGACGACAGCTGCAGGCTGACATGTGCAACATTTGGCATCAGTGCCAACAGACGATTGGTCTCGCCGCTGATTTCTTCCAGCACCTCGTCGAAGATGGCGCCAAGAAAGCCCTTGGGGCCGATGAGGGCGCGGAAGTCGTCCTCAGCCTTCATGTCGCCGAGGGCTTGGTCGAGAGCGTTTTGTGCCTGAGCCAGATCCGACTGGTGACGAGCGATCAGGGCCACGAGGGACTTGCGGTGCTCGATGACTCCAGCATCGGCCCTTGCCTGAGTCAGCTTTTCCTGAGCCTCGGCGCGTTCAGCCTCCAAGGCGCTAAGCCGGCGGTCGACATCCACACGAGCAGTCGCAACCAGGGCATCGGCGGCGGCGCTGTTTTCCAGAGCCTTCTGACGTTGCGTCAGCTGCAGCTGTTCGTAGCGCTGCCTCAGGGCCGTGCGCATCTTCTGCAGCTGCGACAGATCGGGCTGCGGAGGCGGCTGCGGCTTTTCTTGCATCACAGACATCTCGGCGACAACCGCCTCCTGCGCCGCAATCCGCTTCCTCAAGGCATCGAGGCTGCTGGTGCGATCGGACTCTTCTTCGTGGTCATGCCACGCCTGATGACAGGTTGGGCAGACGCCAGACATCAGCGACTGCAGTTCTTCGACCTTGGTTGACTCCTGTCGCCGCAGAGCCGCAAGGTCAGCCTCCGCCTTGGCCAGCTTCGTAGAAGCCGACGACCACGCCTGTGTGGCCTGCATGTAGGCGGCATTGGCAGTCGACCACTCCTTCTTCGTCGCCGCCTCCTGTTGATCCACCGCCTTCAGGCGCGACTCAAACTGGGCGACGAGGGGGTCGGCGGGCAAGGGGGCTCGCAGAGCCGCGACCTGCTCCTGCACCTCGGGCGTCAGCTGAAGTGGCTGCTTCTGCAGTGCCGAGATTTCTGCGCTCTTGGCGGCAACGGCTGCGGCGGCATGTTCAACCGCCTGTCGTGCCGCCTCAGAAGCAATCCGGACGGCGTCCTGCGCCGCTTCCAGATCATCGATCGATGCCGCGCCGTCGCCTATCTGCGTCTTCGCCTGCTGTAGGCTGCCGGTGATCGAGGCGACGCGCGTAGCCGCTGTCTCCTTGGCCGCCTGCAGCTTCGGCGTCTTCTCCTGACTCTCGTCGAAAGCCTTCTCCAAGGCATCGAGCCCAAGGACGCCAGACAAGAAACTCTTCTTCTCAGCGTCGCCAAGAGACAGAAAGAAAGACCCGCCATTCTGTGGCCGATAAGTGAGCGGCAACAACCATTCAAGGTCTTTGACGCCAAGAATCGACGGCAGCATTTCCATGGCCTTTTCAGCGCCATCGATTGTCAGGGACTGGGTCTCGCCGCGGCGAATAACGATGTCCTTTTCATCCGCCGCAAGCCGCAGCGACACACGCCGGCAGCCATCTCCGTGCCACGACTTCAGCTGCGTTGCGGGGACGGGGCATATGCCGATGGCGTCGTAGATGGCCATGAAGAGACTGGATTTGCCGGCGCCGGAGCCATTACCGCGCACCAGAACAAGTCCCGCTTCTGGTAAAAGAACCCCAGCCGGCTCCACATAGCTACGGAATCGGCTGAGTTCAAGGCTTTTGATTTTGAGGTGCATCGTTGGCTACTAGCACTCTCGTTTGGGGGCGTCAACCTTCCCCGGCCCGTCGCCCCGACCACGTCTCAACGCTGGCATCGGTCTCAACATGACTGATTTTTTCTCGATGCAGTCGCGGCTGATCGACGACCCGTTCAACGGGTCGAGTCATGGCGCCGTTGTCTAGCGTCTCCATTACCGCTACTCCCGGCCCCTTAGGCGCTCGCACCATTTCGGATTTACACTTGGGGCAGAGCTGGGACTCTGGGGGCTTGGCGCGGATTCTTTCATGATCCGCGCCGCATTCCGGACAGCGATAACGATAGACCGGCATATCAGGCTCTTTCGTCCGCGGGGTTTACATTGGCGGTACGCTCAAAAGCGGCAGCGGCGCGAGCCTCAGTGCGCTCTAAATCGGAATCGCGGTGGAAAACCACCGTCCCCCCAAGAGTCCCCAACAGACTAGCGATCGACAGGCTATTACGCAGGGCCTCCAAGACCGCCGGCAGTGCATCCACGATGCCTTCTTGCAGGGCGGGCACGGTTTTGCCGCTCGCTACGTCCACGATCGTTGCCGACTCAAGGCTTTCTTCGGGATTCTCGCAAAGAGCTTTGGCGTTGGCACTCACTGCCTTCATCGCTTCTTCGCATTCAATGGCATTGTAGCCGGCGTTGGTCAGGAGTCGGCGCAGCGGCTCTTCCAGCGACGGAATCAGGATCTGCTCAAGGATGCCCATGGGGTCCTCAGCGGCTCGCAGCGCCGCGCAGAGGTAGAGGAAGGTCCAACCGCCGCCTGGCAGCGCGCCCGTCTTCAAGGCACCGCGGACGGCACAGACGGCGTCTTCGGCGCGATCGCGTTTCTCCTTGAGTTCACCATTGCTGGCGCCGAGGCAACGCAACCGCGCGATGCCGCCAGTCAGCCGCGCGATGCGTTCCTGAATCAGCATGCGGTCGAGTTCGCTGGCACCGCTCTGGGCCGCCTGCTGGCGCAAGGCATCCATGCGTTCGATCAGCCGCGCCTCAGTGCCCTCGTCTTCCGGAACGCCGATCAGCGTCGAGCGGAAGCGGTACATTTCAAGATGCCGGATGCCGCGACATCGAACGCGCGTGCCACGTTCGTCGCTTTCGTCGATCATCGGCGCACCGAAGTCCTCCAGCTGGCACTTGTCGACAGGGCTATTGAGAGGGTCAAAGATGCGAGCGCCTGTGACCGCCGCCATATCCTCCAGAAAACCGCGTTGACCATTGAGCTGTGGCGACATGGGCACCATCAACGGAACGATCTTGATAGTGTTGGGCTCGTTGAAGTTGATGGCAAGGTGACCTAGAACGCTTTCGCTGAATCCCGCCGCCACCACCACCACGTTGTGATTGTAGCCCAGCGAAACGTACTTTTCGCTGATCATCTGTAGGGCCGGGAAAAGGGTCTGAAACTCTGTGATGCGGCCATCGAAGAGCACGAAGACAGGCTCATCGAGCACGACTCGCTGGTTGGCGACGTCGTTGAGGAAGCGCGAGTAGAACCGCGCCATCGAGTCTTCGTACCCCATCTGAATCGGGTAGCCGCTGATCTTCTCGACGTCGTAGCCGCTGGGTCCAGAGGATTCAACGATGGTTACGTTGCCGTCATCGCCCGTGATCTCAAATGCTCGCGATACTGCGTCTGCCAGATCTGCGTCGCCATTGGCCGATGTGGCAGCGATCTGCTTTAGCAAGCGCTGTCCGTCTTCAGACGCTGAATCGACGGGAATGGCCAGATCACGAATCATCGGCTCCAACGAGTCGTTGAAAACGCGCTGGAGGCTACGGACCACGCGCTGCGGCGAGACCTTGGGGTTGTTGCGCGTGAAGTTGAGGGTGTGCCGGACAATCGCCTCAGACAGCACCGTCGCCGTCGTTGTACCGTCACCGGCCTCGGAGGCCGTGCGAATGCTGGCGTCGCGCGCCGTCTCCATGATGGCATGAGCCACGGGATCGGCAAAGCCGAGGCTGCGGTAGACCGTGACGCCGTCCTTGGTGACGAACGGCGGCAGGTCTTCCTGTCGCTCGATGAGAACCTGTTGGCCGCCGGGGCCAAGTGTGGCGCCGACGATCTCGGAGACGCGAGACATCGTCTCAAGGATCGTCGACTCCAGTCGCTTGCCCTTCGGCGTAACGTTTTTGGCAACAGACTTGACTTTCTGGTAGCTGGTCATGGGCTTAGTTCTCCTGCGACTTCTCGCGACTCATAGCATAGCCCATTCCCAACACCTCAGAACAACTTCATTTGCTTGCTCTCAAGATCCCTGATCTCTTTCTCCTTGGCGACGGCCTCGGCCAGCATCGTGTCTCTGTCGGCGCCATAGACCAAACACTTGAGGGTGTAGCCACTGGGCAGGACGGGAGCGCCAGAGGGCGAGAAGGCGATCGGCTGCGCCTTGGCTTTGTCTGACAAAAACGACAAATCGTCGATTGCGTCGTCGATGTAAGACTCCGCGTCGTAAGCATCGACAGCCAAAACCGGATACTCGATTTCAAACTTCACTACATACAGGCGCTTGTGAATCATGTCTGCCTCCAGCCGCTGAGCCTGCAGGCGACGTGGCGTTCTGTCAAGGACTTTTTTTGAGAAGACAGCAGGCAAAGACAAATGCTATCGCGCGCGCGTTACTGACGCCTTCAGCTGAAGGAATCAGTTGAAAGCCCAACTAAAATCCGCCGAGGCGCCAGCCGTCGGCGGCACTATATTATAAATAATCAACCAATGCATCATCAATGATTTATCTAATGAAACTTTCCTATTTATTAGTAACTAAAGAAGGGTTCCGCGCATGGACTTATCGCGCGGCCGCGCGCGATAGCACAAGACTTCGCGGGGTAGGCCCAGGAGCCGGATCAGGTTATTTTGTGCTATGGATTGTTGACGTGATTGCAGGAGGCCGGCGTGTTGATTGGTTTTTTGGGAATCCCTTCATCTGGAAAAACGACATTGGCGGCTATGACGTTCGTAGAACTCAAGAAAATGGGAGTGTGTGCGGAGTTTGTTGTGGAGATCGCTCGCGGATACATTGCCTTGAAAAGAAGGCAATCCCCAAAAGATGTAGTTTTGACTGATGAAGATCAGGCACAAATCATGCTTCATCAAGCTGAAGCCGAAAACCTGATGAATGATCAGAGGGTTATTGTCGTTAGTGACTCATCTCCTCTCAACTCGCTGCTGTATTTGACAGATTCAACATTTGCTGAAGTCCTTGATACTCCAATGACAATGAAGTTGATTCAAGGCTACGACATGCTTGTAGTGTGTCACGAACCCGATGGTCCGATCGTCAAGGACCTCAATCGTCTTCATGGAGAAGAAAGCCGCCGCGCCCTGACGGCGCGGCTAAAAGAGATGGTGGATTTTATCCAAAAGAAGACCCCTACTCTTCCTCTTGTTGAGCGCCAGTTTCACGAGGACCTCGCAACTCTGATTGCATTCAAAGCAGTTGATACTTTCTATGCAGCAAAAGACCAATGATTATCCTCAGAACCTACTCTCCTTGTCGTACTCGCATTGAAGGATTGCCGCCTGCCGGCTGCAGGGAGCGACTGCAAGTTGAATCCGCTTTGTCTTATAAAGACAAGAAAGCCGTCTTCGCGCTCAAGCGTTTCAAGAACAGTGCCTGGCTGCGACAAAACATCATTGAGTCCAGAGGCGAGGAAGCGTACCTGGAAGAGCTGCGGAAGCTGAAGGAGCAACAGAACGGCAGCTGTTTGCTTTCTGGAGATGAAACCTACAGCGGCCTCGGCCCTCGTCTGCAGTCTATCCTCGGCTGTCAGCTGATAAATGAAGTCGAATACCCTGATCGCGAGTTGATTCCCTGGGATAATCAACCTAAAAACGCCCTTCGTGACTACCAACGAGAAGCCGTTGAGAAGCTACTGGCAGCCCGTCATGGCGCAGTCGAGTTGGCTACGGGTCTTGGCAAGTCGACCATCATCCTCTACCTTGTGAAGGCTCTGGGTCTGCCGACGGTCGTCATGGCGCCATCGCGATCCATCGCCAACCAGCTGTATGCTGACTTCCGGTATGCTCTCGGCGGCAAGAGAGTTGGCTTCTTTGGTGATGGCAAGAAGGACTGCAGCAAGCTGGTGACCATCGCCATCGCCGCCAGTCTCGTCCGAGTCGATCCCGGCAGCCAGCACTGGGAAGCCTTCCAGAAGAAGCAGGTGTTCATTGCCGATGAAAGTCACCTGACGCCAGCAGCCACCCTGCAGCAGGTTTGCTTCGGCTTGCTGGCCAACGCCCCCTATCGCCTGTTCTTCTCAGCCACGCAGATGCGCAACGACGGCCTCGACGTGGTGCTGGAGGGCATCACGGGGCCCGTGACGATGCGCATGTCGACGAGGGAGGGCATTGACGGTGGTTTTCTGGCCAAGCCCCACTTCCGGGTCGTGCCGGTTGAAAGCGAAGATGACTATAGGTCTCAGGACATCATGCGCCTTCATCGCCATCACTTTGTGAACAATCGTCGGCTGGCGAAGGCGGCCGCGACTCTAGCCAATATGACCGTCGATCGCCTAAAGACGCCTTGCCTCATCCTCATCGACGAACTGCCTCAGTTCAGTCACATCCTGCCACATCTGCGCCACAAAGTGGCGCTGGCGCATGCCGCCGACGGCAAGAAGGCAAAAGAAGACATTCCCGCCGGCTACCAGTCTTCTGATGTCGATGCGCTTGTCAAAGATTTCAACGCCGGCAACCTGCCAATCCTCGTTGGTACTTCATGTGTATCTACTGGCACGGATTTTACTAAAGTCGGGCATGTTATTTATATGGTAGGCGGTGGATCGGAGATTGCCCTCAGACAAGCTATTGGTCGTGGTACACGCAAGCCGGAAGGCAAGTCGTCTTTCATCTTTACCGATTTTGATGTCGTAGATGTCCCGGAACTACACCGCCAGGCCGATGCTCGCAGGATGGTCTATGCCGATATCTGGGAACCAGCTGTCGAGGTTCATGTCAATGTCTAAAAAGAATCCCGCCAAGACTCGACCCGAAGAAGACGGCTTTGTGCAAGTATTTGCGGCGAATGTCGCCAATGCCTTGACGAAGTACGAAAAAATGCCGGTGCGCGATCCAGATGCTTTGCTGCAGCGTCAGACGCAACAAATGAATCTGTTGGTAGATTTAGAGGACCGCTGTCGAAAGGCTCTGATTCAGGATGCTCGTGGACTTGGGGTGTACGAACGCTTTGCTGCTTTCATTCGCGAAGAAAGGCGCAACGCTTTGGCCGCACAACCATACTTTCGTGAACCCGAAGGCATCTTCATAAAAGAAATCTCGCCGGCCATTCGAGACAATGCCGTGCGATCATTATTGAGATATCACTTCAACTACGCTTTTGTTGCCTTTGCGCGTAGAATCATCGAAAGAGATTGGGTAGATGGCCTTTCGACGCCTTTTTGGAAACTCAGCGACGCCTTGATTGCTGCGCGTAGGGAGTTGGTCGAAACCAATCTGCCTTTGGCTATTAGCCGCGCCCGCATGTTCTATGGCAAGACGCCGAAGAGCCACATGGACTACCTCGACTTCGTGCAGTTGGCGGTGGAGGGGCTGTTGGCTGCCATCGACAAGTTCCGGCTCCCATTCCGCCCCGTCTTCCGAAGCGTAGCCATTGGCCGCATGACGGCTCTTTTTATTGAACGCTACAGCGAAACGACTCTTCGGTTTTACCCCCTAGATCGCCGACGCATTTATCGTGCCAACAAGGCGCTTAGGCGCACGCCTCCGGATCAAGTTGATTATGGCGTTTTGGCAGAGTCCGTAAATCAAGGCCTTGAGGAACGCTACCGCACGTCGCCTGAGGATTTGGCGTGTCTGATGTCGGCGGTTTCCATGCTGTCTGTCGATTGGCAGGAACCGGGAGGTGGCGTCGGTGGATCCGAAGAGGGCCGCACCTTTGGTGATGGCTTAGCGGCGCCTGAAGAAAACCGTCCCGATCGCAAGGCAGAAGAAAAAGAAAATGGCTTGAGACTGCAGGAGGCCTTGAAATCACTTGACGTTTTGGAGTCGAAAGTCGTAAAGATGGCAATGGGCCTAGATTTTTGATTTCTGGAGGAAGAGCCATGGAAGCAGTAAACGGAAACATTGGTGTTTCGCCCTTTCCTGAGCAAAAGGCCATCAAGCGTATTGGTCCGGCCTTGGCGGTGGGCGGTCACATGACGCTGGTGCGCCTGCGCGTAATCCTTGGTAATGAACGATTCCCGGTGGGGTCTACCGTTCTGGTTCGCGCCAACCACGCCTCTGCGCCCTGGAGCCGAGAGGTCTTTGAGTTTGAGGGGATTGTTGAGCCATTCGTTTTCATCCCCGAGTCCGTCGTATCGGTCGTGGAGAAGGCTACCGCGACTAGTGTGCTTATGGCGACGACCGGCGTGGATGTCTCCTCTAAGCCCGCCCCCAACGTCGTTTTTGTGGCGGGGTAAAAGATGCTCAAGGACTTCATTCTTGTTGGCGACCCACACGTCGTCGTGGAAGAGCTAGATGAGTGCCGCCGGCTGGCGGCTTTCATCTTAGAAAAACAGCGTCAGCGCCCGCAAGCGACTACGGTGCTGCTTGGCGATCTCTACAATAATCACTCCAACATCCGTGTTGAAGTCCTTGCTTTTTGGGAGAACTTCTTTGCACAGGCAAGGAATACGATTGCGATCGTCGGCAATCATGACCGCCCACACCGCGGAGGCGAGGGGGAGCATGCGTTGATGGCACATACGAATGCCACCGTCGTTGACTTGCCAACAATCATCGATGGCGTCGGCTTCATGCCCTATATGGATACCCCAGAAGCATTTCTTGAGGCCTTGAGTGACTTGGGGGCAAGATTTGATTTCAAGCATCTTTTCTGTCACCAGACATTTCAGGGCGCTCGATATGAGGCCGGATTCTATGCTCCCGACGGCGTCTCAACGGAAGCTTTGCCGATTGGCCTTCAGGTCATTTCAGGACACATCCACAGCCCTCAGCGAATCGGGCGAGTGTGGTATCCGGGGGCGCCGCGCTGGCGTTCGATCGCTGATGCCAACGTGGATCGGTTCATCTATTTGGTTCGGCTTGATGTAACATCAAGCGCCGAGGCAGAAGTAATGGAACGATGGCCGACCGAGACTGCTGGCTGCATACCCATCCGCATCCAGACGGTGACGAACGAGGAAGAGCTAGAGGCTATCGCCCCGGCTCCAGGGTTACGGATTCAGATCCAGGGCGCTGAAGCATTTGTCAAAGCCGCAGAAAAAAGGCTAAAGGATAGGGGAGTACGCTTCCGGTCTCAAATCGATGGCACCCAAATGTCTTCTCGCGTCAAAGAGTCTGAGGGCATCGGCACGGCCTTCGGCCACTATCTGGAGGCATTCGAGGCACCTCAGAAAACACCCAAGAACATATTGCGGCAGTTGGTCGCGCAGCGTATCAGCTGGTAGGAGTCATCACCATGACCGAAATCAAGCCTACGGCAACCGAACAGCTTCAGGGATTGGCGGCGATCAGCAACATCACCGGCGGCCTCCATGAAGCACAAGTAACGCAACTGCGTTTGTATGGATTGGCTTGCTCTAGTGCAGTGCGGGTGTGTGAGATCAGCTGGGACCCCCAAAAACGTGAGATTTTATACTTTTTAGATGTAGATCAAGAGCTATTGGAAGAAGATTTAGACAAGAGAATCACTTTTCTAAAGCACGCCACTGCAGCTATTATGCGCGGTTGGAATGCCAAAGTACGTTTGCGTCGTTACGGAACTATGACCCCTGATGTCGCGGAGGTGCTTTATGGCGAATCAACACACGATTGATGATCAGGACGTAGTTCCTGAGGGCAAGCGCTTTAGTAAGCGCGAGTGGCGGGCCTACGAGACGCACAAGCACGGACTAGCCAATCCGCGGCCGGGACAAATCGAAAACCAGGTGTCGCCGGTAGACGCCGCACAGATGTTTGAGCTTTATTTGCATGGCGGATCCTGCACTCAAATCGAAAAACAATGGCGTAAATATAAGCTTGGAGCGATCGTAAAGGCAGCAATCGAATACCAATGGCACGAAAAACGCCAAGAATATCTTGAACATCTTCATAAAGACGCCGTAGAGCGTGGTCGACAAGCAGTAGCTGAGTCCGTGGGGTTTACGGCCGATCTTTTGGCAGTAGCGCACAAGCGCTGGGGACAAAAGCTGCGTCGATACTTGGCGACTGGGGATGAATCGGAGCTTGATGGTTTCGAGATTCGATCAATCGATCAATATCGTAAGGTCGTTCAAACTTTTTTGGAGTTGACGGGCCACAACCCCTCAGAAGTCTTTGCTCGAAAGGGCACGGAAGCTGGTGGCGAAATGATGACGGCGGGCACGGTGGGCGGATTAGATTGGGTCTCCGTCGCCTCTTCGGCTAAGTTGCGACCGGAACTGGCGGCGGCCTTATTGTCGTTGGCCGCCGCTCCTCCGACTCCCGAAGAGAAGCAGGTGTCGGATAAACGCGAGACCATTACGAGCGTTGTCGTTCGGAGGTAGCTGTGCTGTCGCTAAGCCCCGAGGATCGTGAAATCATCAAGCATCGCACGGCGTTCATTCGACGAACGACCAAGGAAGACCTGGCTCTGTGGATCGCGGAGTATATTGGTTTAGAGTTTCCGGATGTGGTTATTGATCCTGAATCTAAAATCAGCCCCATGGGCTTTATTTGGGAAGTCTATAGCAAGGTCATGAATAATCATGACCCGGAAGTCAACCGCATTCTCGCCTATGCATCACGCGACAGCGGCAAGACTTTGGCGGCTGCCGTCCTTGAGTTCTTGATGATTGTTCATTTCGATCGCAACGCTGGCCACATGGCGGCAACGCTTGATCAATCAGCCAAGGCCACGGCCTATGTAGGCAAGTTCTTTAGTCGCCCTTACTTCAGTCGCTTCGTCGTCGGCGACAGCAAGAAAATCAAAGAGTTCGTACGTTACGAACATCGAGAAACGGCAGAGAACATCACCGAAAAACAATGGGCTGCTTTGCCTCCAATCCAACAGGTTCGTTATGAAGAGCATCGTAGTAAGCTGGAAATCGTAGTCTGCACCCCCAAGGGCGCCAACTCCCTGCACGTCCCCTACTTTACGACCGACGAGGTGGATCTCGCCAACCCGCAGGCCTACGAAGAGGCCAAGATGATTCCCACCGCCGATGCACAGGGCCATGCGGCGTTGACGGTTCTCACGTCCACCCGCAAGTACGCCTTTGGTCTCGTGCAGAAAGAGATTGACGACAGCCAGAAGACGGGGCTGCGAATCCTGCATTGGAACATCCTTGACATCGCCCGGCGCTGCCCGCCGGAACGGCATCTGCCGGAAGAAGCCAGGGAGCGTGTTTTGGTGGATCATGAGAACATTCGCGTGTATGCGGGATCAGAAATCGACCGCTTGACGGAAGAACAGAAAGCGGAATGCGTAGAGGAACAGGCCTTCGCTGGCTGCCTCAAGAACTGCTCCCTCTACGCCGTCTGCCGGGGGCGTCTGGCAACGGTTCAGCAGGACCCGAAGTACCCTCAGGCTTCGTCGATTCACAAGCCGATTGAGCACCTGATCTCGCAGTTCCGAAACGTCGACGCCGAGGTAGCCAAGGCTCAGCTGTTGTGTCGCAAGCCGTCCATGAGCGGCCTTATCTACCCCTTCTTGGACCGCGAAGTCCACATGAAGAGTCCCAAGCAGATTGCGGACATGGTCGTTGGCGAAGATATTCACCCCGAGACCTTCACCAAGGAAGACCTCGTGGCCTTCTTCAAGGGCCGCGAGACTCAGTTTGTCACGGGTATGGACTTTGGCTATACTCACAACTTCGTTGCCGTGACCGTTGCCGTTGACGGTCGAAGAGCATTTGTCCTTGATGCCGTAGCGCAATCGGAGATCTTGACGAATCAGCAGATCGCGTTATGCAATGCCAAACTAGGACGCTACGCCTCTGAAGTCTATGCCGATCCCGAGAACCCACAGGGCGTGAAGGAGTTCAAGGACGCGGGCTGGAATATGCGGAAATGGAGCAAGGGGCCGGGTTCGGTTCTCATGGGTATTGAGATAGTGCGTTGGATGATTAGACCCCTGATCGGCGAACCCTTATTGTATTTTTTGGCCGACGATTCGATGATTGACTGGATCTTTGGCTGTCTTTCAAAGTATCACTGGACAGTTGATGCCGCCGGAAACCCCACAAATGTGCCGGATGAGGCAGACGACGACGCCTGCGACGCACTGCGCTATGGCCTGATGAATCGCTTTCGTAAGGGGAAAACGACCGTACTATCCTCTGAGCAGACTAAGGCGCCGGAAGCGCGTGGTGCGGGTGCGCGAGAGGTACATCGCCAACAGATTGCAGACCATGTTGGGGTCAATCTTGGTGTTGATCCGACTAAGCCCGTGAGAAAAGGGCGTTTTTTTATGTCGATAGGGTAACGCTGTCGACTGAATCTTTCAAGCGCCTTCGTTTTAGGGGTGAGCCATGCCGAATCTGAAAATGTTGACGTCTATCGTTGCCTTTCGTGACGCCATTCCGGATATCGCCAACCCTCGCCTTCGATATGTCGACTGGATGCGCTCGCTGAGCATTCAGGATGCCGCCAACCCGCGGTCCGATGCCTACTCACTGGCATCCGGCGAAACTCGCAACCTGTTCAACGGCCAACGATCTCTGACGGTGGCTGGTAATACAGTATTTTCGCTTTCTCTTGTTCCCAACGAAACCATCAACTATCGCATCCGTCATACCTCAGGAACTGCCCCCGGTTTTCGCTCAATCCCGGCCTTTTCGGTTGTGGGCTTTAGTGTAAACTGGACTGTCAACGCCGATCAAACAGTGACGGCGGTGGCGTCTGGTGGATCCTTTGTCGGTATTTCCGCCGGCGACACCTTGTGGATTCCTGGAAGTGAAGAGGGTGTTACCTCCCCCTTCCTTCTCGCCAACCAGGGGTTCTGGTTGGTGATGTCTGTTTCGGCCCTGCAGCTGATCTTGCGTCGCACCGGCGATTTCAATGGCATCACACAGGCTGGTGTGTCCATCACCGCCAGCGACCAGATTAGGGCCTTTTCATCAACGGGCGTTCAGATCGGCGATAAGATTGAACTGCTTTCGGGCTGGGCGAGTGCCAACTTGGGTACTTATGTAATCGTGAACGTTACCAGTCATTACATTGACATTCAATCCACAGCTAAGCCATTAGCCGCCGAAGCCTCGGTTTCACCCAATGGCGTTGGCCAGACCATCTATACGTCAGGCAAACGTGTCGTTTATTTGGAATCAGATCAAGAGATCGTGGTGCGCGCCAATGGCGATGCCGGGAGTCTTTATAAGGTCGCGCCATGGATTGCTGGCGAAGATCCTGGTCAGTTTCTGTTGACTGGCGCTATTTGGTCTCTGACGGTAGTCAATGCTGGCCAGCAATCCGCAAACATTGTTGTCATTTCCGTGGAGTGATCGGTGACGACTTCCAATAATCCCACCTCCGCGTATTTTCAAGCGCTGATCAAGTCCGCGACTCCATCCACCGTTGAGTCGAATCGACAACGGCGGCAGGTTCGTTTTACCGATCCGTCAATGCCACAGCCCGTATTGACGGTCGAAAAACTTGACGCCCTACCCGAGATTCCCGATGCCGGTCCCGTGATCGGCCATCAGCGCCTGGCTAAGAGTCTGCAGAATCTGCTCAATGGAGGCGAGACCTCTATTGAACGCCTGGCTTTTGAGGTTGATCCAGGTCAAGTCGGAAGCCATCAAGGGTTATGGCAACAGAAGCTGCGAGGTATTCCTGACAGCATTCTCAAGCGCATATCTATCCAGGACAGTCTTGTCGCGTCGATTGTCAATACCCGCGGCAACCACATCGGCTCTTTTGGTCGGCCGCGGCGCGACCGACACGGCATCGGCTTTGAAATCATACCGCTTCCCGGTATCGAACAGGAACTGAATCCTGAAGAGCAAAAGGCATTCGACGAACAGATCAAGCGTGCGTCAGAGCTTTTACGTTCTTGTGGACACAAAAAGGGCTGGTCCGATCAAGAACAGATGACGTTCAGCCAATATCTGACGGTATCTACCAAAAACGCCGTAGTCTTGGGCCGCGTCGCCACCGAAATCATTTGGGTCTACAACGTCCATACCGGGCGACGAGAGTTTCATTCCTTTCGCCCCATCGATGCCGGTACTATCTATCGCGCCGTACCGATGAACCAGATGGCGGTGGAGCTTCGTGATACCGCGGCGAGATTACTAGAGCGCATCAAACGCAAGAAGTTGGAGCACGAACCCGATGGTGCCGTGTCAGCGGAAGACATCGCGTGGATTCAGGTATTAGAGGGACAGCCGCGCCAATCGTTTACCGCCGAAGAATGCGTTGTTTACAACTTTTATCCAGTAGCCGACGTCGAGTTTCGTGGCTACCCATTATCACCTCTTGATACAGTTATTGCTGCTGTTACTACACACATCAATATTACGACACACAATAAGTTGTATTTTCAATCCGGTCGCGCTAGCCGCGGTATTTTGATTATCAAATCCGATGACGTTGATGATGGAATGATCAACGACATCAGGCAACAGTTCAATGCCGCAATCAACAGCGTACAAAATAGCTGGCGCGTGCCGGTTCTTGGCGTTGGCGTTGAGGAAAACATTGAATGGGTGTCGACAGACGCTAGCCAGCGCGACATGGAGTTTCAGTATCTCAGCGACATGACGGCCCGCATCATTTTGTCGGCCTTTCAGATGTCGCCCGAAGAACTTCCCGGTTACGCTCACCTTAGCCGCGGCACCAACAACCAGGCTCTGTCTGAAAGCAACCAAGAGTATCTGATGATTGCCCACCGCGACGTGGGCCTGCGCCCGCTTCTGTTGTCGTGGCAAGATTTCTTGAATGCTCAGATCATGCCATTACTGGCTCCCAATCTCGTTGGCAAATGCGAGATTCGCTTGCTGGGGTTGGATGCAGAAACAGCAGAAAAAGAGTCTATTCGTCTGCAACAAGATGCGCCACTTCATATGACCTACAACCAGATCCTCAATAAGGTTGAGAAGGATGAGGTACCACAAGAACTAGGCGGCGACTTTCCTTTCAACGCCCAGTGGCAGGCAATCGTCGACAAGTATCTCACGGTGGGACAGATCAAGGAGCATTTCTTTGGCCTCAAGGGGGCGGCTAAGGATCCCGCCCTCGCCTATGTCCGCGATCCTTTCTGGTTTCAGTGGCAGCAACTGCAGATGCAGGCGCAGCAGATGAAGGAACAGGAACAGATGCAGCAACAGGCACTGAAGCAGCAATCCGTGCCTGCTGGCGATGCCGCGCCGGGAAGAAACGAGACAAAACAAGCCGAAGCCAGTCAGCAGGCGGCAGTTGCGGAATCCTCACAGCAGCAATCACAGCAGGCCTCGGAACAGGCTAGCGGTGACTTGACTCGTGGCATCGATCAGGCTTCAGAGATGCTCAAGTCGGAATCATCGCTGCCGCCATCTAAGCGCAAGCTTTTAGCCCGACACCGCGCTATCGTCGATCGATTCCAAAAGACCTGGGAGGATGACTCGCGTATGGCATTGGCCGAGATACAGCGTGCGCTATTGGCAGATGAAGACATCGGAGATTAGCCGTGAAGAACCAGACGATCGGTCGTATTCAAGACGCCATCGAAAATCTTTTTGAGCGCATGAAGTCTCGTTTTCTGGGCGTGCGACTGGTAGACAAGACGCTAACGATTACCGCCGATCGACCAGACCTGACGTTGGCGGGCATCGCTACCGCCGCCGCAGCCGATGACGGCGCAAAAATGAGCCCCAAGACGCTATTGGGGATCGTCAATATCGCTGGATCGTATATGGATGCCGCCAAAGAACGCGCAAAGGCTGAGGTCATTCAGTATGTTTTGGCGGCAGAACAAGAGGGTCAGCCTACGGCCAGCGCCTTAGCGGGTAAGCTAACGGATGTCTGGAGTAAGGTGAGCCGAGACGTCATGCGGATTGCCGACACGGAGACCCAGCGTAGTCGCGCCACGGGGACGCTGGAAGGCATCACGATGCTGAACCTGCAGGCGGGCATCGATGATCCGACGGTGTTTTTTGTCGTCGTCCGCGACGGCCGGCGCTGCAGTGAATGCACGCGCCTGCATTTGATGCCCGATGGCATTACGCCGCGTGTCTGGAAGATGTCGGAGGTCGGAACTGGCTATCACACACGCGGCGAGAACAACCCGAAAGTCAATGGGCTTCATCCTCATTGCCGCTGTAGTCTCGCGACACTAATGCCCGGCTATGGTTTTGACGCCTCTGGCATGGTGCGCTTCGTTGGCCGGGACCACAACGAATACGCCAATCAAAGAAGCAGGTCCTGATCAGGACGCCTTGGCGCGCTTAGTCGCCAAGACCTCCTGCTTGACGGCCATGTGGTAGCAGGCGGCTAATGTCGTCGAGAACTCGGAGACCGGCCCACGGCTTCCCTTTTCTCTGAAGGAAATGGTACCGTTGGGGCTGATGGTGACCACCAGCGGTCGCCCATTGATGATGACGTTGGTTTCACGGATAACGGGTTTTGTGAGTTGGGTTGCCATGACCTCGCATGCTACAGCTACCCCGAGTGGCCGTCAAGAGGAATCTTTGCGGTATGCGATTTTTTTGGGAGTTGATCATAATCATACTACCGGGGAAATCCGCGATCTCCTCTGCCACCACTGCAACGCCGCCATCGGCCATCTGATGGAATCGCCTGAGTTGATGCGTTAGGCAGCAGAATACATCGAAAGGCATCAAAAATGACTGCGTTGTCTGAAAAAAGCAGCAGGTTGGTGGAAGGCTCTACGGGTCTGGTCATCGATGGTGTTTTCGCCAGCGAAGTCTGGGATTCCTCCGGTGAGGTGCTTGACATTGCGGGATGCGACATTTCCGAAATGGAAGAGGGGCGCGGTCTCGCCAACTACGAACATCGTAATGACGAGTCGACGGGCGCCACAAGTCAAGACATCGTAGGTCGCATCATTTATGCGCGCAAGATTTTCAATGAATCTGATTGTGAGGACGAGCGCCAGAAGATGTTCTGGAAGAAGGTCAAGGTCCCCTTCATCTACGGCATGGTTCGGCTTTATGACGGCGCTGGTCACCTGTCGGCTCAGGGCCTTGCGGCTCAGGTGCGGGACGCGGTGAAGAACAAGGAGCAGATCCTTGTTCGGTTCTCGATCGACGGCAGCACATTGGAGCGCGACGGTAATCATCTCAAGCGCACGATCGCCCGCCGCGTTGCCCTGACCATCAAGCCCTGCAACAAGACCTGTGACAGCGACCTCGTCGTTGACCCCAACGCCCCCGAGGGCTACGAGAAGAAGCCGAAGAAGCCGCTGGTGGAGTTGGTGAAGAAGGAACACCCGCTCTACGGCCGCCTCGGCTCCTCAGGCGAGATTGAGCAGGATGCGCCGGAGCAGCAGGCGCTCTGGAAGGCCCTGAAGGCCTCCAAGGAAGCAAAGCCGGCGGCCAAGAAGTCGGTGCTGCCCAAGGCCCCCAAGCCCCCGGCTCAGTGGGAATCGGAGGACGGCGTCGTCATCCCCCGCGCCGGCACTCCGGATCGCAGGCGCTGGGATACGGCCTATGAGAAGGCACTGAAGCAGCACTTTGGCGGCGGCAAGCCCATCCAGATCAATGTCGATGAGGCGCAGAGTCTGAATCCAGTCCGTAACTACGATCGTTACGCCATGTACGTTCAGATGGCGCAGCATGACAGGCTGCCGCCGGCCGTCGTCCGCCGCTCGGGCTCGGGCTGGGAGATCGTTGACGGCAATCACCGGCACTTTGCGGCCAAGAAGGCGGGCCTGAAGACCATGGACGCCATCGACATCACGGAATCGAAGGCGCGCAAGAGCGAACAGGAGACGGGCATGAAGAAGGCGATGGATGCGGGCATGGCCACTGGCTCGCCCTCTAGCCTTGTGGGCGGCGCGGCGCTGCAGCGCGAGGAGTTGGCGAAGAAGCTGGTGAAGCTGGCTCAGGACTACCATGAGTCCAAGGGCTCGATGCGCGACTTCCTCAAGTCTCAGCTGCCGGAAGTCAGCGACCACTACCTCGATCACTTCACTGACCTCGCCACCGACATCCGCGCCCGCCTGCGCAAGACTGAGCCGCTGGCGAAGGCGCGCAAGAAGGCGGAAGGTGCTGGCGCGGAGGCTGCGGCTCCGGTTTCGGAGCCCGCGCCGGCTCCCAAGGCAGCTGCCGCCAAGGCGCCGAGGGCGCCCAAGAAGCCGGCCTTCACCGTTCGCGGCGAAGGAGTCAAGGCTTCGGGGCTTTCGGGTCCACAGATGGTGTTCAACGAGCACACGGGTCAGCTGAAGACCAAGAATGGCCACTTCAGTCTCTATAACCCGGATGCGGATGGCGATTCTGGCGAGAAGTTCCGTCAGGTGTGGAACTCGCCTGAGGTTCGCCGCCAACACGACTACGCTGTCGGCAACTGGGTCAAGCTGAATCAGGCTCTCAAGCAGGGTCGTTTGCCTGAGGCAGTGCTGGCGACTTCGGTGGCCTTCTCGCAGCTGAGCCCCAACACGCCCGTTCCCGTTCACGAAATGATGTATTCGATTGACTCAAACACAATCTTGTACCCAGTGGGACAAGAACCCAAGAAGATCAAGGATTTCCGCAAAGGAGATTTGATCTTGGGCGTAGATTCTTTGGGAAATGTGATTGAAACTGAAGTTTTGGCCCTGCATGATCATGGTGATCTGATGGGCTATGAGATCACGTTTGAAAATGGTTACTCGATCACGACTTCCAAGGATCACAAGTTCTTGACTCCTGCTGGCATGATGTCCATTGTGGACGTTGTGCGTTTCGGTGTGGAGGTCGTTTGTGGCAAGGAAGCAGAAGATCGGTGGCTGGCCAGCGAGATGCGGTCAGGTGTTTCCGACGGAGGTTCAGTTCAAGGCCCATCGAGTCGGTTGTGCGCAGTGCAAGGCGATGCGCCAGCAAGCACGCGCCGTCTCTGCTCGCGATTGGCATCGAAAAAATCCGGAAGCCGCGGCCCTGCTGCGGGAGAAGGCGATGGCCGCGAGTGCGGAGTGGCGACGATTGAATCCGGATCAAGTGGCAGCGGGTCCCAGACGATGGCGCCAGGAGAATCCGGAGGCATGGGCGCAGCATCAAGCCTCGTGCTCTCTGGCGATGCAGGAGTGGCGACGGGATCATCCGGAGATGACTTCGAGGTTTCTTCGGCTGCTTGCTGCCGGTGCTGCTCGGTATCGGGCGGAGCACCCCGAACACTTCATGGAGACAGCGAGGGCGCTGGGGGCGTGGCCGGACAAGCGAGGGAACCGCTCTCTGATGGAGGAGTGGCTTCGGTCTTCTGGTACGCTGACATGGCCGGACGCTCAGATCCGTTGTCTTATGGACGAGCGCAAACAGGTGGACTTAGTGTCTCCAGATCACAAGATCTGGGTGGAAGTGGACGGAGTGCACCACTTCTTCCCGATCACGGCGACACCGGAGTGGCAGGCTCGTTTGGCCAAGACGCAGCTGCGAGACGCGATGTTGAAGGACGAGGCTCTGCGACGCGGCAATGTGACGTTGATTCGACTTTCCATGGAGTGCTTCAAGACCTGCAAGAGCAAGGAGATGAAGGCCCATTGGTTGGATCTGCTGAATCAGATACTCCAGTCGCCCTCTCCGGGGGTCTGGTGCTTCGGCGCGTTGTACGAGTCCGTACCGTGGGCATCAGCCGGATGTATGATCTTGAAGTCGCCCACCCTAAGCATAACTTCCTGCTCCCCTGCGGGATCGTGACGTCAAACTCCTACCTCCTCGATACCTTCAAGGAAAAGGGGATGGACATCCGCGACGCTCGTTTTGGATCTCCTGAAGTGAAACAGGATTGGATGTCGCGCGACCAACCCCATGCTTGGCCGCAGTCTTCGCGCGACTACTTCACCCAACAGATCGGCGATCTCGTCACCAATCAGCGTGACTCTACCAAAACGGGGCGTCTGGCGGGTGAGCGCACTTCATTCATGCTTGCACACAATAAGTTCGCCAACATGGCACGATACGCTGATGCTCACCAGCACATGAAGGATCTGGTCTCACGTCACGGCGTTGATGGTCGTTCGGCCGTCGCTGAGTTGATGGGCAACAAGGGCAAAGCGGAGTTGTGGGAAGCGACTCGCAAGCGGGCGCTCGACAAAGGCAAGCCAGATCCGGGTCCGTTTCAGGGCCTGCACATTCCCGGTCTGGCCCCGAAGACCGCTCGTTTTGCCTACGCCATGCTTGGTGCCGGCAACTCGTTCGTGCCCGACACTCACTTCAGCCGCCATCTTTTTGGTCTCGACAAGGACAAGGACAAGCAGTCCATTCACCACATCCGAGACGACATCTTGTGGAATCACAAGAACAGCGATCTGCTCTCGGCGATGGATCGCTGGTATTACCGCAATCATCCGGCCGTAAAGTTGATGCTTGAGCATCCTGAGTTTGGTTCTTACTTCAAGGACAATCCAGAGCAGGCAGTGTTCCCTGCCTTCTGGGGTCATTGGCTGTCGATCGCGCCCCATGAGCGGCTGATGGAACACAAGCGAGCGAACGTCGCTCATAATCAGGCGGCCAGCCATCGTCCGTTGTTCGATGAGGTCCAGCGCCTTTTGCAGGATCCGAAGGAGTCGCAGCAAACAGTTCCGGCCCGCGCAACGCCGCTGCCGGAATCGCCGGCGCCTCAGTCGAATCTGCGTTTTGGCTTCAAGAAGTCCGAGGAGTCGGGTCCGCTTATCGACCCGCGGCTGGCAGCGGCCCTTGTTCGTCACTGGATCAACCACCACGGCGAGGAAGAGGCTTCGTTCCGCTACTACTCGCAGTTGCTGCCGCTGCTGATGCACGGCTCGGAGAACGAGGACCCCATCCTCAAGGCCGAGAAGCTGTCAGTCGAAGTCCGCAACGCCGCGGCGCGTCTGAAGAAGGCCAACGGAAACCCTACTGAAGCCGCGCCGACGAGGGGCGAAGACCCCGCTGACTCGTCGCGGCATTCGCTGGGTTTGGCGCTGGAAAAGGATCTGGTTGAGCGCAACACCAAGCACATTGCTCCCGTCAAGGTCTCGGCCGCCGACGGCAGCGATCGCATCAACAATACGCCAGAGCAGAAGGCGTTGATCGACGGCGTGGACCTGAGCCGGAACCTGAAGGCCAAGCCTGTTCACGCCACTGAGTCGCTGACATCGCCAACACAGATGTGGATTCCGCATCCCGATGACAAGCGGTTGGTGCTTGTGAAGCATGGCCACGAGTGGTCGTATCCGCACATGGGGGCTCGCGAGACGGCGTATCACAATCTGGCGCGCGACGTCTTTGGTCTCGGCGAGTACGTCCCGCTGACGGCGATGGCCAACCATCCCGGTGGCTGGGAAATGAGCATGCAGGAGATGGTGAAGAACCCGGAGCATCACAACTCCGGCAGCGGCGCCCACCTGAAGACGCTCATGCGACTTGGTGACGCCGGCGAACTGCACAAGCTGGCGGCGATGAACTACATTCTTGGCAACGACGATCGCCACGGCAACAACTACCTGTTCTCTCGCGGCGATGACGGCAAACTGAGCCTGAAGCTTATTGACCACGGCCACACCTTCCGCAACACAGCGGAAGAAGGGAAGCAGTCACTGGAGGCGCAACTTGATCAGAAGCCGGGGCCGGGGCTGCGGTCGCGGGAACTGCGCAAGCCGCACTACCTGAAGGTCTATGAGTTTGAGAAGGCGCGGCCAGCTGCCGACTTCAAGGGTAAGGTTGGTGGTCGCGTGA